TATTCGTAGACCTTCTGCAACAAGTCCCAAATGTACGTGTAACTGATGGATATGGTCGTAGGCTCCACCGCATAGGAATACGCAGGATTCAGTTTCACACGGATTTTGTCACCGCACCAATACTCAATCACCCTGCCAAGCAACGTGATAAAGTCGCCCAAGTTAAGCGATACGGATGCGATGAACTTGTCTGCAATGGCCGTGCCCGATTCAATGCTTGTCAGTTCGACAAAATAATATCTTTTGAGTTGGTAAATGGCCCAGTGATAGAACGTAAGGTCTACCGTGGACGAGAATGACGTGTTTTCCTTCGCAGCCTGCGGACTTCTCAGCGGGTGGATGTATTTCTCACCCTTGAACTCAACCTCCCAGTCAAACGAAAAGTCGGGGGCTACCGAGCCATCTATCTTCAAGGTGCTCTCGATAGTCTTGTCGCCCATCTCCGAGAGAGTTACCGTAGCCTCGGAAAGTGTGGCGTACTCGGGAAAGTTCAGTTCTTTAATATCCTTAATCATATCTTACTCGTGTCTAATGAAAAATCACATTCGCTTGGCTTAGCGACCCTTATTTTCCACTCAACCTTACACCAATCATACTTCACCTTGTCGTGGATAAAGAAATCATCGTTCGTAGCCTCTTGTATGGGTTCGGGATAGCCGACAATCTTGTGTTTCTTGTGGTAGTTGTAGAACACCACTTGCTTGAAGGTTTTCACGTCACCCGAACGAGTGTACAGCAGGTCGTTGAAGGTTTTGATTTTTGCGTTGGCGTTATCCACATCCCCGTTCTTCGCCTCCACCACGAACTCCACCGTATAGTCGAAAGCGTCATCTACCGTGCGAGGGTCTATATTCTCGCCCTCCTGCTCGGCATAAACGGTCGTTTCGTGGGCCTTGATGGGTGCGGAATAACGGGTGTCTGACTTGATGTAGACAAGTCCGTAAACATCGAACGTATCCACTCTGTCGCCTTCACCTATCTGCAATCCTACGTGTATCATATCTTTTAATTTTTATTCCTGCTCGTTATCTTCTATGGGGGTGTATTTAGCCCCCCACAGCAAAGGGTTTGACGGAACACGTTTCCTGCAATCACCCAGTTGGCACTCCCAAAGGTGTGCGTGCTGGTACTTGAGTTTCATCGCCCCGAGTTGCTTCTGCGTCTGAATGAGTTCGTCCTGCGTGCTCCTGAGCCGTTCCGTTTGGTCACCGTAGCGTTCCTCCCAGTCCTTAATCTGTCTGTCCTTCTCGGCCAGTTGCTTGTCCGAAAACTCTTGGTGCTTGATAAGCACGTCCAACTCGGCGTCATCGGCTTTCGCCTCTTCCACCCTTGCGTTCTGCCTGCGGTACACGATGAACTTCACAAGTTCCAGTCCGCCCAACGCACCGATTACTGCAAGTAGCATATCCCATGTCATAATCACATCTTCCTTTCTTCTTTGTAAACAATAAACGCCACATTGTCGTTATCCGTAGCAACAACGGTGTTATCGCCGTACACATAAAGGGGGACACGGATAGGCCGCAGGTTTTCCTGCTCGCAAATCACGGTCATGTGGCAGTCGTTGGCAAAGTAAAGCATGGGAATGACAGCGTTCTTGTAGTCCATAGCCACTTTGATAACACCGCTGCAGGAATGGAATACATAAGCCTGCAGGGAGGAAAACTCCTCCCCATGAAATTTCTTGTCGATATACACGCCGTTCCCCTCTTGGTCTTTGAAATTCTCTCTCAAAAACGCAAGAGTGGGAAAATCACGCTCCAGCGACCAATCCAGTGTTTTCATGTAATAACCGACAAGACGGGACTTGTCTTGAAGGTTCCGCATCTCTTTGAAACCGTCAATACAAATTCCCTTCACACGAGCCTCGTGCATAAGCGTTTCTTGAAGGCCCGTTTGCTTGTCTTTGTCGATTAAATTTCCCATCTTCCTAAACCCTTTTAAAAAAGAACCGTGAGGCGCAAGCCTCTAAGGTTTTCGCAAATATAGTAAATTAAAAACAAACTCTCGCAAAAATTACTGCGTTTTTTGCATACTGTTTGCGTTTTTCTTCTTTTTCCACAAAAAAAACGCTATGGCGGCAATCGCTGCGAGAAAGAACATGGCATATCCGCCAAACTTAACCTTAACGCTTTGCCAAAGAGTGAGTTTCTTTTCCACGTAAACCTCTACGGGATAGGAAACGGAATCCACCATCTCCAAGAATACGCTGTCATGCACAACTTTTGCCTTGTACACGGTTTTTACACGCTCCTTGTAGACGGTATCACCCTTGACCAACACAAATACGCTGTCATGCTCCAAAAGTGTGTCAGCCTTGATTTGCGACACGTAAACGCTGTCCGTGTGATACTCGGGTACGGTCACGTACTTGGTGCTGTGGCACGCCGTCATAAGCAATGCCAGCAGGATATAGACGAGGGCTTTCATGGTGTCAGGATTTGAAATACCACTTCGCCTCTTCGTCACGTCTGCGCACAAGGCCCGACAAGACCTTGCCGCCCGCATAAACCCACCGTCTGAACTCGTTGCCAATACTCTCGTCACTGGGGTTGGACTTCACCTTCTTGAAGAGCGTGGACGTCTTGAGTTTCCCGATGCCGAGATTGAACGAGAATGACAACAAGGCGTCAAACTGGTTTTGACTTACTTGGGTTCCCACGAGCAGGGAATTTAACTGCCCCTCAAAGGCTGCGATGTCCTTGTCAAACAAGTTGTTAGCCTCTGCCTGCGTAATCGTCCGTCCAGCCTTCACGTCCGAACCAGTGTGCCCGTAACCGATGGTGAGCACCCCCACCGAATCCTTATACGAGGTCAGTTTGCAGCCCTCGTAACGCTTGATGAAATCTTTGATACCATTGCTTGCTTTCATGTATAAAAAAGTTATGTATGGAGGGATAAGCCCTCCCTACTTGTTAGACAATCTGTGTATTGATGACGTAAGCCGCCTTGCTGCCCTTTGCGGAAATCACCCGGCTTACGCTCTTGGCTATGCCCTCGCAGGCCGTAGCAGCCCTCTCGCAACGCTCCACCGTATCCAGCGTGTTCTGAGCGATGCTTGGCAGGTAGGCAAGGTGCGTGTTCATAATCGTCACAAGGTCGGCAATCGTGGGCGTTTCCGTACCCGATACGGCACTGCCAGCACCTCCCTCGGCAATCATCTTCACAAAAGCGTATATCTGCGAGATATAGTAATTCTGCGTGTTGATGCCTGCCGCCAAGCCGTTGATGCTTTCCTCGCTGGCCGTGGCGATGTCACGTGAGATACCCGTGAGGTCACTCGTGGTGTCACGCACGGATATTCCCGCCGCCTCGAGGAACTTCATAAGCGTGGTCGCTCCGTTGTTAGCGGCCTCGGATGCGGTCTGAGCCTCTTGCGCGAGTTTCTGCCAAAACGAGGTGTTGTAAAAGTCGCTCTCGTCCATGTTGTTAATCATGTCGTACACGCCCTGCAGGGATTTCTCCATGACCGTTGCAATCACGTTGTTGGCAATCATGTTCTCAATCATGTCTTGAAACTTCTCCTTCATTGCATCCGTAGTGTTGGAAAACTCCTTATAGGCGTCCAGCCAAGCCTGCGCAAACTCCTGCGCTGCGGACGTGATGCTGGAACCAAGCATCTGCTCGGAGATTTGCGACTTCATATCCTCTATTTGGTCGGCAACCTCTTGGGCGGCTTGCTTGTATTCCTCTATCTTGTCCTTGTCCTTCTTCTTGCCCTTGCTCTCTTCCGCCTCGGCCTGCTTGAGGTAAGCCTGCTGCTGCGCCTTGAGGTTGTCAATCTGCTGGTTGTAGTCAGATATATAGTTCGCACCGTAAGCGTTTTCAATGGCTACCTCAAGGCGGCTGTAAGCGTACTCGAGTTGGTCAAGCAGTTTCTGCTGCTTTTTGATTTCCTTGTTGGCACGCTTGACCTTGCCTGCGGCTCCCGAAAAGAGGTCGCCAAAGCCCATGACAAGGTTCGGTATGGCGGTAATGGCACTGGATATAACCCCCGTAATGTTGCCGCTCATGGCAGACTGCAGGATTCCGTCAATACCCGAGGTGATTTTGCCGATACTGTCGGCTATGTCACGCCAGTACTGCACGTCCTCTTCATCCGCACCGAAATACTCGGAAAGGTCGGCGATGCCGTTGGCGATGTCCGAGAAAGACTGCATGACAGTGAGGATTTCCTCCGCACCCTTCTTGATTTGGTCTTTCACCTGCTTCCAGTTATCCACGGCTTTCTGCTTGGATTCCTCGTCGGCAAGTGCGTCATCAAACTCCTGCTGCGCCTTGGCAATATCGTCCTTGGACGCCTTCTCGTCCTTGAGTACGTCATTCAAAGCCTTCTCCTTTTTAATCCGTTCTTCGGTAGCGTCCAGCAACTCTTTCTCCGCCTCGGATTCTGACTTGCTGCCTGCCGAATCACCGCTCTTTTTCATCTTCTTCCATTCTTTCATTCCCTTGACAAGTTCCGAGAATGGGTTGCGCTTGACAAGTTGCTCGTCAATCTCGTTGATACGGGACTGCATCTCCTTGAGTTGTGTCGGGTCAAGGTCTTTGAGTTCCGTGCCGAGGGCTTTCAGACGGTTGCGCATGGTAATGAGCACCTTCTTGCTGGTGTTATCCAAGTCATCGAACATCTGCACGTAAAGGGGTGAATCCTTAAAGGCGTTGTACTGCAACTTGGCAGCCTCTCTCGCCTCTCTGTTCTGATAGCCCGTAATCAACTTGTTCTTGTCATCCGCGGACAAACTCTTGTCGGCTTGAATCTCGGCAATCCTGCGCTGCGTTTCTTGGGCAAGTTCGATTCGCTGCTGCGAGTACGTCTTTGCCTTCTGCAGGTCTTTGAGCCACTGCTGGATAAGGTTCATGGATGCCTTTTCCCCGTCTTGGATGAAACGGTCTGCGGCTTGGCGGTTATTCTCGAGGATATTGTCAAGGTTTTCGTTATAGAGTTTTCTAAGTGCCTTGTAGTCAATATCCATCGTACCCGTGTCGATAGCCGAACTGATGTCTACGTCACCGAAGAGGGCCGTAATCTGCTCCACCATCTTCTTTTTCAAGTCCGCACCGCTCTCGTTGTACACGCTGGCTGTAAGACGTACCGACATATCGTAATCGCCCGTCTGCTCGAATACCTTGCCAAAGAACTCCTTGGCCGCTTGCGAACGGGAAACCTCGTCCGCAAGACGTTTGAGTTTTTCTTCCATGTCCTTCTGTAACTTGGCGGTCTTGAAGTCCGTCTGAGCGTTGAACAGTTCCTGCAGCAACTCTTGGTACTTCTTAATCATGCGGCTCTTGGTATCCTTTGCCAAGATAGCCTGCACGCCCAAGCCTTCCCAAAGTTTTCCGCCCATCTTTGCGATGCGTTTCTTGACCTCTGCGATAGCCTCGTCGTACCAATCCGTCAGTTCCTTTCTCGTACCGTCCAGCGTCTTTACGTCAATGCCGAGCGACTGGCCACGGTATATCATAATATCCTGCTCCTGCCCAAGTGCCAAATTTCTCTGCATGGATTTGTTTAGATTCTCCACGCCCGCTTGAAAGTCCTTCATAAAGGCCGAGCGGTTCTTCATAAGGATAATCCACGGATCCTCCCCCGAGCCTCCTTTCTTGGTCTTGTCCTCGAGTTTGAAGTTGTATCTCTCTCCAAGCTGCTTGTACAGTTCTTCCGCCTTGTCGAGGTTCTTCAAATTCTCTTCGATAGCGTTCTGAGCGTCTTGCGCCACAAGACTCTGCTGCAACATCGTTTTAAGGCGCTGTTTATCGTAGTACAACAGTGTGAAGTCTTTGTTTTCCGCCATATCAAGCAGTTCGTTGATTTTGCGTTGGGCATCCTCATACTTCTGCTGCGTGGTCGCTCTTACCATTTCATATTCAAGGCTCATTAATTCAGCGTTCACAGCCTTCCACTCTTCTTCTGCCATTTGCTGGTCGATTCCTGCTATCTGCGAGTTTATATCGGCCATTTTCTTGTCAAGTTCCAATCTGTCCTTGGCGATAGCGGCCTCACTGATGCCCACACCCTCCATCTTCTTTTTCTCGTCCGCAATGGCTTTCGTGTTGGTGGCCCACAGACTGTACAGTTCCTCCACATCGTGAATCTTTGCCAAGTCATCATCCGAGATAAGGAATCTGCTGGAGTAATTGCCGCCTTGCATCTGCTTGAGGTTATCCACCATCAAACCACCGAACGTATTCTTTACGTCCTTGGCAAGGTCGCCAAAGCCCATCTGCGTCACACGCTCCTTGGCCGCAAGCGCAATATCACGCTCGGCCTCGGCACTCTCCTTCTGTTTCCTAATCTGCTCGTCATAGAGGCTGTTGGCGTTGATAAGAGCGTCTATCTGAGCCTTCTTAGTCTTTACCACACTCTCGTCTATGTCGAGCAGGTTCAGTTCAAGACCGTTGAGTTCCGCTGTCTGTTCCACGGTCAGTTGGGCCTCGTTCTTTTTCAGTTCCTCGTATCTCGCACGCTTATCCTCAATCTCCTTGATTTCATCAAAGAGCTGCGCAATCTGTTTTTGCGTGTTCAGATACGACTTGCCGTTTCCTGCCACATTGTTCTGCAGGAGCGCAGTCTTTTTAATCGTTTCGTTGGCGGTCTTTAACTTGGCGTCTATGGCATCCACTACTGATTCGATAGAAACCATTGATTTCAAGTCATTCTCATTAAAGAGCGATGGGAACTCCGAGGAAACGATGGCTTTCAGACCCTCTACGACAGTTCCTACACCAGCCGAGGAAAGTGTGGGTATAAGTTCAAGCCCAGCCTTCAAACGGTCTTTATTTAGTTCTTGGATAACCAAATCCTTCTGCCATTCCTCCCAGTTATTGATAGCCCACTGTTCATCAATAGCCATACGGATAGTCATAGGCTCTTCGTCATCAAACGCTGCGATGGTTTTCTTTACCTCGTGCATCACCTCGGCAAGGTCTGACCTGAACTCCGAATCGTCTATCTTCTTATAGTTGAGTTTCGCACCGATAGTGCCACCGATTTCCCAATTCTGCGTAGCCTTGCGAATCTCGTTGTAATACTTGAGGATACGCTGTTGGTACTGAACCTCGCTCTCGTTGCGTTTCTTCTCCGAGATAGCCAGTTTCGCATCCATGCCGATAGCCTTTGAGATGGTTTCGTAGAATTCTGCGTCAGTGGACGAGATGAAGTTCATGTCCGTGCGCATGGTCTTTAGGTCACGCATAAAGTCACGGTTCACGGTAATCGAAGTCCACGAGCGGGTCAAGTCCTTCATATCCTCGTTCAGATTCTCTCCGAATATGCTCCAACCCATGATATTGCCCTCGTAGGCGTTTGCCACCTCCGCCAGCGAGGTTCCCCACTTCTTTGACAAGTTGTTCACCTCCGCAAGTTTAGTGCCCCATTTTTGGAGCACCTCAGCGGCTTTTTCGGGAGTGTTGATGACCGATAGGTCGATAATGTTCTTTAATCCGAACTTGTCGAGCATTTTGATAACGCTCTTTAGCGCATCCTTGTACCCTGTCAGAGTAGCGGCCATTTCCTTCTCGTCACCCGAGGCAAGCGCAGCCTTGCGAGCCTTCTCCAGTTCGCTGTAAGTGGCGTTGAGTTCCTTGAGTTGGTTGTTCGTATCCTCGTAAGCCTCGTTCACCTTCTTGGTAGCCGCAGCGATATTGTCCTGCGCACTCTCCCAATCCGCAAACAAATCAACCACTGCGGTAAGTGCGGCCAGCGGCCAATAGGCTTTCAGGAAATTGCCTATCGCCGTGGTGGCGTTCTTGATTTTGATTTTCAGAATCTCCCAGCGGAGGCTCCACTTACTCATCTTCGCGATAGCGTCTATCTGTGCGTTGGTAAACAATTTTGTGCGCAGGATAGCGATTCTAAGCTGCGTGTTATTGGCAGACTGGCGGGCCAGCAACAGTTTCTTACTTGCACTGAGTTTCGTTTCGGTGATATACTGCTCGTAGTCTGCTGCTCTAAGTTGCTTTTTCGTGGCGATGGCATACTTTTCCTCTCTCGTCTGCGCTCTGCCGATAGAAACAATCTCCGCTGTCTGAGCCTTGCGCAACTTCTCGGCCTTGATATTGTTCATCACCTGCTTGTTGCTGAGTTTATAATAAGGTATAAGCCCGGCGACAGCGGCCTTGTAAGCAATCACGCCGATGGTTCCCGTTTCCACCACGCTGGCAAAAGCGGCCCAGTGGTTGGCTGCGGACTGGATAAGTCGGATAACGTCCTTCATGGCGGCATTGACAGAACCCGTGTTGCCGATTTCCTCGTACATCACCGAGGCGGCATCACCCAACTTGGCCCACATACCGTAGAGCGTTTCGGACTGTTTCTCCTGCATATTGTAAAACAATCCTCCCGCATCCGTCATATCCTTGAATATATCCTCAACCATGCCGAAGGATACCATTCGCTTGCTGACCTTATCCATCACCTCTTCGGTACTTACTGCGTGTCCTTCCAACTCGGTGAATTTCTCCGCAAGTAACTCTAACAGAGGGATTCCAGCCTCTGTAAACTGCCT